GCAAAGCTCAAAGAACAAGAAGCCCGTTCAAGCGGCAACCAAGGACCAAGCGGTCCAAACCCAATTTACCCATTTTGGAATATTAAAGAAGGCGAAAGCGCAACTTTCCGTTTCCTTCCTGACGGTAATGCAGACAACACTTTCTTCTGGGCAGAACGTTTGATGATCAAACTTCCGTTCGCAGGTGTTAAAGGCGAAACTGATTCACGTCCAGTACAAGTACAAGTTCCATGTATGGAAATGTATGGCGAAAGCTGTAACATTCTACAAGAAGTACGTGGCTGGTTTAAAGATCCTTCGCTTGAAGACATGGGTCGTAAGTATTGGAAAAAGCGTTCATACGTATTCCAAGGCTTTGTAACAGACAATCCATTAACTAACGACGAAGCACCAGAGAATCCAATTCGACGCTTTATTATTGGTCCACAAATCTTCCAGATCATTAAGGCAGCACTTATGGATCCAGACATGGAAGAATTGCCAACAGATTATACTGCTGGTGTAGACTTCCGTCTTAACAAAACATCAAAAGGTGGTTATGCAGACTACGGCACAAGTAATTGGGCACGTAGAGAGCGTCCACTAAGTGATGCTGAAATGCAGGCTGTTAATACACATGGATTGTTCAACTTGTCAGACTACTTACCTAAGAAACCAGGTGAGGTAGAACTAAAAGTTATGAGTGAAATGTTTGAAGCAAGTGTAAACGGTGAAGCGTATGACGCAGATCGTTGGGGTCAATATTTCCGTCCAGCAGGTATGGCAGCACGTACAGGTGATCCAAATGTAGCGGCAAGTGCAAACGCAACTGCTACAAGTCAAAGTGCTCCTGCACCAGCAGCAACACCTACTCCGGTTGCTGAAGAAGCACCATTTACTCCTGATCCGACTCCTGCACCAGCGGCAGAAGAAGCACCAGCAACAGGTGGTGGCGCACAAGACATTCTTGCAATGATCCGCGCACGTCAAGGACAGTAATACTAGTGGGGGAGCAATCCCCCACATTGCTTTTAGATTAGGAGAAATAACACATGGCATCAAAAGCATTTGATCCTACGAAGTTTCGCACTTCGTTAACTAAATCCATTACAGGCATGAGTGCAGGATTTAACGATCCTACTGATTGGATTAGCACAGGCAACTTTGCACTCAACTATCTTATCTCAGGAGACTTTAACAAAGGTATTCCACTAGGTAAAGTAACTGTTTTTGCAGGAGAATCTGGCGCAGGTAAATCATACATCTGTTCAGGCAACATTGTAAAGGCGGCACAAGAACAAGGTATCTATGTCGTTCTTATTGACTCAGAGAACGCACTTGACGAAGCATGGCTACAAGCACTTGATGTAGATACTTCAGAAGATAAACTACTGAAACTTAACATGTCAATGATTGATGACGTTGCTAAGACTATTAGTACGTTTATGGCAGACTACAAAGCAATGAACGAAGAAGACCGTCCTAAGGTATTGTTTGTTGTTGACTCACTGGGTATGTTGCTAACACCTACTGACGTTGATCAGTTTAACAAAGGTGACATGAAAGGCGACATGGGCCGTAAGCCTAAAGCACTAACATCACTTGTACGTAATACCGTGAATATGTTTGGTAGTCACAACGTAGGACTAGTATGTACTAATCATACATATGCATCACAAGATATGTTTGACCCAGATGATAAAATCTCAGGTGGTCAAGGCTTTATCTATGCATCATCTATTGTAGTTGCAATGAAGAAGTTGAAACTAAAAGAAGATGAAGATGGTAACAAGACTTCAGAAGTAAACGGTATTCGTGCAGCCTGTAAGGTAATGAAAACACGTTATGCTAAACCGTTTGAAGGTGTACAAGTTAAGATTCCATATGAAACAGGCATGGACCCGTATAGTGGGTTGTTTGATATGTTTGAAAAATGGAAGATCCTTGAGAAGCAAGGTAACCGTTACAAATATGTAACTGTTGACGGCGAAGAAATTTTAGAGTATCGTAAAAACTGGACTGGCGAACTACTTGACCGTGTTATGTCAGAGTTTGGTGTAAAGCATGAACATTTGGTAAATACCTCAGATGAGGCACCCGAAGTGGAGTCTCAACCTGAAGAGTTAATTGAGGAGTAATTATACAAATGTTAGACGAACGACAAATCTCTGAAGTTTGGTCCCTTTTTAAAGAGTACTTAGATAAAAAAAATACTGAAGTGGCTGCAGAAAGGTTTATAGACCTATTAGCAGATTACGGTGTTAGTGATGAAACACTAAAAGATTCATTAGGTACTGACAGTGTACTAGACAGTGCAATTTATTATTATCTAGATATGGACGAAGGGGATGTTTACGAAGACGACGAAGAATGGGATGAGTAATGGGTTGGTACTCTGAGATATCTAGAGACATTGGTAAAATAACTGATGCAATAAAATTTTATGATACAGAACTAATTGAAGCAAAACAAGAAGTAAAGTTATCTGGCAATGTTGAAAAAGCAGCCGCATCTTTACCAGGTATTGTGGAACATCGTTTTAATCAACTTCAAGAAATTGAAGCAATCTTAGAGTACTTAAATATTGAATTACGTAGGTTGCGTAGTTCATTTTTTAAGAAATATCTTGAAAATTATCAACGAGCTCTGTCAAGCCGTGACGTTGAAAAATACGTTGACGGTGAGGCAGACGTCGTTGACTATGAAAAGATCATTAACGAGTTTGCACTTATTCGTAATCGTTGGTTAGGAGTCTTAAAAGGACTAGATCAAAAACAGTGGCAGTTAACTAATATTGTTAAGTTGCGTGTTGCAGGAATGGAAGATGCAAGTCTTTAACAAAGAAACGTTAAGAAGATCAATAAGCACATGGCCAGAACTTGGCATAAATTATTGGAGTATAAACAAAAATGCTACTACAACATTTATGCATCACTTTGGCCAACTTGCCGGATTTAATTTGTCTACTGAGGCATTAGAAGGGCATAAAGCAAAGTTAGAGGCTAAAAAACAAGGACGTTTTATTAGTGCCGAAACAGCATTATCCAACGGACTTAAAAACTTTTGCATAGTACGTGATCCTTTTAACAGATATCTAAGCACTTATGCAATGTTTAAATATCCAAAAAATAAATTGCAAGAACAAGCCGCTAGGAAATTAGGTTTTAATCCAGACTGGGACGCAACAACATTTTTAGATAAAATAGAATGGAAATGGCGTCGAGGCAAAGCAGGTAATAAACATTACTGGAAACAAGTATGGACATTGCCTGACGATATTACTAAAATAGATTATATTATCAAGTTAGAAAATTTAAAAGAAGAATGGCCGCTTGACATTCCTTTACCTACCTTTGTAGGCAATTCTAGTAGTCGTCCAGAAATAATTAATGTAGATATAGATTATGTTAAATTATTATATAAGGAAGACTATGATACCTTCAACTACTAATTTTCAAAATATTATTGTCCTCGAAGGAGACAAAACTTTAGAAAAGGCAATTTCTAAACAAGGTCTTAAGAATGTATTGGATTACGAAAATACTAATTTAGAAAAAGCATTTTCATTTTGCCGCAACTTTAGAACAGCAATTGATGTTGGAGCCAATTATGGTGTCCTAACATATCATATGGCAAAAAAGTTTAACAATGTACAAAGTTTTGAAATTGTAAATGATGTTAGGTATTGTTTAGAACAAAATGTAAAAAAATTTAATTTACACAATGTATCAGTTCATCCTTGTGGCCTTGGCGAACGAGAAGAAAGTGTAGCATTAAATTATAATCCTACTAGTACCTTTTCAACACATATTGCATATAATGAACAAGGTAATAGTTTAATTAAATCCCTTGATAGTTTTAATTTTGAGGATGTTGATTTTATAAAAATGGACGTTGAAGGTTTTGAATCTTTTGTTGTTAGCGGCGGACTAACTACTATTGAAAAATATAAACCTGTTATATTATACGAACGTAAAATCCATTCAGAACGATATGATAATCCAGTCAATGGTGTACTTGATTTGTTATCACCAA